TCTTGAATTAAGAAAATTTGATATGAAAACCATTAGTTTCAAACCTAATGAATCTAAAGGTCCCGTGGTTGTATTAATCGGACGAAGAGATACCGGTAAAAGTTTTTTAGTCCGCGATTTACTCTTTTATCACCAAGACATACCTATTGGCGTCGTCATTGCCGGTACGGAAGAAGGTAATGGTTTTTATGGAAAATTAGTGCCAAAACTTTTCATACACAACGAATACAACACCGCCATCATTGAAAACATTTTAAAACGACAAAAATCCGTCTTGAAACAAATCAAAAAAGAAATGGAAACATTTAAGCGAACTACCATTGATCCCCGCGCATTTGTTATTTTAGATGATTGTTTATACGATGGAACCTGGGCACGCGATAAGATGATGAAGTTGCTATTCATGAATGGGAGACATTGGAAGATAATGTTGATCATTACAATGCAATATCCATTAGGAATACCCCCAACTCTCCGCACCAATATAGATTACGTTTTCATCTTGCGAGAACCATATATAGCAAACCGTAAAAGAATCTACGAAAACTACGCGGGTATGTTTCCAACGTTTGAATCCTTTTGTCAAGTCATGGATCAATGTACGGAAAATTACGAGTGCCTAGTGATAAATAATAATGCCAAGTCCAACAAATTGTTTGATCAAGTCATGTGGTACAAGGCGGACAATCATAACGATTTCAAATTAGGTAGCAAGGAATTCTGGGATTTATCAAAAAATATCCCTTCTGATGACGAGGATGAGAAATATGACCCAAATAATGTCAAAAAACGCGGACAAGGTCCGAAAATAAATGTCAAAAAGACGAAATGGTAGAAGCCTGGTATTTTTATTGAAATTATATTTTATATACCTAATGTATAATGACAAAAGTTCCGGTTTTTTATAACGGGCTCGTTTCAAAACGCGCAAAAAAAATGACCCTTTATAACAGTCAACCTGTTTTAGCAGTATCAAATACAAACGCAAACGCAAACGCAAATACAAACGCGACCGCAAGCGCGAGTACAGCAACCACTTTGACTGTGACAACTCCAAATAGTTTTAACACAATTTTATCGTCTAGTATTCCCACCAGTATATCAAAACCTACTGTAAGTGTAACAAGTATTGTAAATCGTAGTCGCTATATGATAAGAACGGGCAATACTGGTAATAACACATATATAAATATAAATTCAACGTATGGTATTAGTTTTTCAACTACTCTTACAAAATACAGTGATTTTTTATCAAAAGTGTTTCAATTAGTTCTAGACTCAGATAATTTGTCATATAGAATTGATTCTGAACTACATTCTTTGTATTCATTGGACTATAGTAGCACCGCCAAAAAACTTTTATTCACCAATAACTGGGGAAATGGTGGAAGTTCATCACTATCATCTGGAAACGGTTATTTGTGTTTTGAATACACTACTTCCAAAAAATTAAAAGTCATTAAGAGATATTCTTATATAATCACAGCAGGCAGTGACCAATATACACATACAGAGGTTGATAATTATCAATATGCGAATTATTATGTAAAATATACGACAGGGGGTCTTACTTTAGTACTTGCCGAAGCATCTGGATCAACATTCACAATTTTGAATTCAAAAATGGATGTTTCCATACCTGCGAATTTTAATCCTATCCCAACCTCGTATGTTTCTAATCCAAGTGTTTCTATTAAAGATTATGTTTCCAATACTATCACAAATATGCAAGGAAATACCCAAGGTGATCCAAATTGTAAATTTGTGGTTAATTTTTATGACGGTCCGTCACCTAGAGAAAGTGTCGCGGGATATAATTATGCCAATCAAATTAAGAATGCTGGATTTGATACATCTACCAACGGCACAAATTCTTCCGCGAATTCAATGCTTACAACCATTTCCAATAATATTGCTTCCAACACTGTATATAAAACATTAAGATACCCCACAACTTTATACCAAACATTTCGTCAAGGAGCATTACAGCGGACACTCAAGGGTAATTGTGTTGCGAATGGTGATCTGGGAATGTATACTACCCCATACGTTTATTTTACATGTGAAACAGATGACGATGGTCAATATCATCCTTTTATGTGTATGGCAAGTTATTCTATTGCGGATAAACCAACTCGTTTGTTAGATGTATGTAAACCACCAGGAGATGGCGGGGGCAGTTACCCTGAACAATCAGTAACGCGACAAGCAACACTACAATTATATTTACATAAAATTCCAATGCTTGATTATGGTGTAGTAAATGATATATCAGGATCTATTAATTATGGTGAGTCATCTACTTATTATAAACTAGGAGAAGCAACAACAACCGGAATTTATTATGGAAGTAAAACAATATTTACATTGCTTGAAAGCGACGCGTATTTAGCGGTGATTAGTGACGGCGATCCTTATCCGGCAAAATCAAGTGTTAATAATTTTACCAATGATTTATCTGTGGAGCGCGCATGGCCGGCTGTGCTACTAAATCCATTAACCGAACAGGATTTTGAATATAAATTTACATATCGTGGTGGAACAAATACAATAAATGAAAGCGAGTTTTTCACTGCGTTTGGTATTCAAGGTATCTTTTTGAATGGTGTCGCCTTATATAATCCTAGTTCAGGTAGTGGAACCGTTCCTGGAACAAGTATTAGCGGTTATGATACATTTAATTTGAATGCGGTGTTCTTTGAACACCAATATGGTATTGATAATGCTGGTGGTCACCCTAGTCCAGAAGGCAATATCATTAACAACCAACAAGGTCAATATCATTATCATGATGCCATGTTTTTGACCTCGGGGTCATGGAATAATACTACATTTGCTTCATCAAACGCATACTTTTCAAGTGATTATTATAGAGATGAGTATGGCGAGGTTGATTATATTCGTCATGAAGACGGTCATTCTAAAATCATTGGATTTTGTTTTGATGGATATCCTATTTATGGACCATATGGTTATGAGGAACCCGAAAATGATGAGAGTCCTGTTATTCTAATGAGGACGTCATATAGAACGCTAGCGGAAGAATTTGATGACCGTCCTTATAAATACAATCAAGTGGTTGAAGGTCCAACATATAGTTATAAAATGTCAGCCGGAGCATTTTTAATGGATTATGTGTATGACGCAAGTTTAGGAGGAACATTAGACCGATGTAATGGTCGTTACTGTGTAACCCCAGAATATCCAAGTGGAACCTATGCGTATTTTGTATTAATTAACGAAGAAAATGAACCAGTATTTCCATATATTATTGGAGAATATAGTAGACAAGACAGAACTGTTACGAATTATGGGTATGGAGGAATCGGAGGTAGTAGTGGAGGTTCTACCACACCTACAACTGGAACCGCTGAGGTATTTGATGTATCTACTCTAGGTGTTTCTAGATACGTTCCATCTACGACTGAAATACTTGCCTATGATAATATTAATAATAATGATATGCATAATGCCACATTAGCAGACGATTTTATAATTCATCCAGAACAAAATGGTAATTGGTCAAATTTCAGTGATGGAAGAATTATACGAACCATTTCTTACAATAATTATAATTATACAGCTATTTCGGGTATTGGCGTTATGATTGACGGTGTTTCTTTGTATCCTGTATTAAATAACACTTTAACTACCGCACAAAAAAGTGCTGAGGTTACAAATATAGGTATACACGTAGGTCAGGGTATGGGATTACATTATCACGCGGATGGTTATGGAGCAAAATATAATTCATCAACTGGTGTGAATAATACAACAAATAATCTTTGTTTGTATAATGACGCGGATTATGTGAGTAAAAAACATCCACCGCTTATTGGTTTTGGTCTAGATGGTATTGCCTTGTATGGAATTTACCGAACCCCTAGTACCATGGATGGTTATAATGTTGTGCTTGACAGTTTTGGTGGTCATATACATGGAAGTTATGGATACCATTATCACGCACATACTGTAAATTGTACGTCGTCAAACTATATTGACACAATCACAGATGGTACTCCAAGTAATGAGCCAATATATAATGTAAGTGTTTTGATGAAAGGCGCATGGAAAGGTTATATTAATGATATACCCGAATTTTGGGATAGTGACCATGGTTCATATCACCAATACGCACCAGAGTTTAGTTTGTCCCAGAAAAGTAAATATGTATGGGGATATACCAGAGGTTAAATACTACGTCATATATTGTTGTATTCCAAAGTTATAGAATAATGATTTTTTGAAACAAAATCATTATTTAACGGACTCTTTTTGTTTTTCTACCTTTTCGTTTGGGTTTTCTTATTTTCCGACTTTTTCTTGTTTTCCTTACCTTTTTGTGTTTACATTTTCTAGTTCCACCCATTGATGGTGGTGGCGGGGGTGGTGGCGGTATTACTTCTCCTGGGGAATGGCGAATTATATACGCATCTAAAATATTCATCATATTTGTCATTCTCTGTGTTTTATCTAAAAGACCTATTTCCGATCTTACCTGATGTCTTGAATCATTCACATCATTTGGATCTCCCAACATATCATATATATTAATTAATAGCCATTCTAAATTACTATATATATGCGTTGCCAATCTAACATATCTGTCGTCAGGAGTGCGACCTATAATATCTACATATCGTTCAAAAATGGTTAATATCTCATTTGTATGAGTATTAAACCGTTGTCTGTATCTATCATCGTTTTGATTTTCATTCCAATCATTCAAAAGATTATTAATATCTTCTGTTCTTATATCTATAATTTCAATAGCGTTTTGTATACTAAGATCTGTATCCATATTTTATATATATTTATATATATTCATATATATTTTTTTATAAGTCAAGAATATATTCACCGCGAGGTCTTTTTACCAATAAATAATCCGCATCATCATACAAATAATAATAATTTGGATTATATCCACCATAATAGTCTAAATAAAGAGGATTTACACCGTAACTCGTTGAACCACCTCCACCATAATATCCCCAACCACGCCCTCTTCCTCCATATCCATGTCCTCCATGTCCATGTCCTCCATATCCATGTCCTCCACGACCTCCGCCACCACCATGACCTCCGCCACCTCCACCTCCGCCACCTCCACCTCCGCCTCCACGAAATCCTTCGGCTCCTTTGAAAATCAATAAACTTACCACAGCAAAGACAATGATTGACAATAAATATATGTATTTTCGCATATTATACAATATTATGCGAAAATAATTATATACGAGACCAAAATTATACAAATAAATACAGTCACCAAAACAATTTTATTTTTTGTTCGTGTAGTCATTATAATCTCTTTATATTATTTTGCGATTACGACGACAAGTTTTACTTCTTTTATAACTACGCACTGTTCTTTTTATAAATCGTTTTTTGGCTTTTCTATTTTTTCTTGTTTTTTTACCGCCTTGTTGTTTTCTGTTTTTAATTTCATTATACAAATTAATGTCTCTTGGCGCTATATAGTCCATAAATTTTAGCGCATTTTCATGATTATATTCTAATTTAGGACCCAAATAATCAATTATGAAACCAATGTCATTGCTTTGATTAATTTTATATTCTTGTATCATTTTATAAAAATTCTCTGAAGATTCAATAATTCTGTCCATAATTTCATCAAATAAGTCTCTAGTATCATCTTTTCTTGCAATATTTTCAATTTTATTGTAAAAAATCTCTGGATTATTATTAAAACTTTGATACCAAAATAATGCCGATTTCATATTATTATTCACATTTTTATCACTACCATTTGTTGATGTTTTTGTTTTTTTTGGAAGTGGATGTTGAGGGTTTTCACGCGTTTTCTCAGGTAGAGGTTCGGGTTCTTCAACTGGTTCTTCAGGTGGAGATGGTGGACTTATTTTTTTACCGCATTTTATTATTAAACATTGAACAAGTGTATTAAAATTATCTTCATCGCGTTGTTTATTATCATAATCACTAGTATCACTCCCTATAAATGTAAGAAAATCATTAAATTTTTTTTTATCAAAGTCTTTCGTGTCATAAACATCTTTAAAAAATTCTTTAAAAATCTTAAAATAAATACTTTCTTTAATTTGTTCTATATTTGTTGTTGAATTATCAAAAAACAGATTATTCATACATTCTGCTAAACAATCATCATTTACTAAGGATAAGGGTTCAGTTATGATTTTTGTAGTAGTTAATACATTTTCATTAATATTTATTGGTACAGACGTATTTATATATTCAATCGCTAATTTAATCATATTTGTTTTTGAACAATCCATGTTTCTCAGTTTGTTTTCATTTTTTTTGAAATAAAAATCCCAATTTAGTGGAATTTCTTTATCACCAAACATTTTTAATGTGATATGATTGCAATCACTTTTGGGATTATCAATATTATTATCAACACAATTAGTTGTTTTTGAACATTTGGGATCATTTTCTTTTACACCAATTTTTAATGATAAAAATGATGGCGGTTTATCACATAATCCTTTAGAATTATATTTCAATTCATGAGAACATGGTAATATAATAATTTCTTTTGGAAAATATTTTTGTTTTTGATTTGTATTCATTCCATAAAGAATATTTTCAATTGTCTGTCGGGTACGAGTCAAATCCGAGGTAAAGACATAATTTATATTTTCTTTTTTATTTTTCAAAATCGTTGTTAAAATTTTGCCGGCGCGAAATGCTTGCTCTTTTCCAAGTTTTGTTACATCGGTATCTGTTTTTAAATGTGTCGCGTATTTTAAATTATGTTCTGCCTGACCATGTCTTCCAATATAAAATACATATTCATCTACATCTTTATCAAAATTCTTACTTGTTAAATTTAATCTATTTAAACCGGTTGTTATATTTTCAAAGACAACTTCTGTTACAATACTTTCCGGGGTTCTTTCTGATTCATTCGCAATATAGTATATTCGCCCACCTTTACCTTCACTGGGGTCTAACTCGCCACCGTAGACAAGTTGAAGACATAATCCAGTTTCTTTATTCACACATAAACGAAGAATTGAACAATTTTTAAATCGTATTTCTTCCTCTTCTTCCTCTTTTTCTTGATATTCATATTGAACAGGATTTTTATTAAACGTACGATTAATCGTATTTTTAACAGCAATGATTGAATTATTCAGTTTTCTATTCTTTATTATTTTGCCAATAAAACCTTCTTTTTTTTCACTCCTTTTCCCCTTGATAATCATATCCAATAAACATCGTATTCGTGCTTGATGGGTTAATATGAGTGAAACCACTTTCTTTTTTGTTTCTATTATTACTGGTTTTGTTTCTGTTATTACTGGTTTTGTTTCTGTCATTGTTGTAATCATGAATTATAAATTTATATATATTATACAAATATATAATTTTTTATTAATCAAAGATTCTAAATGTATTCCATTTAATAATTTTTCTTTATAGCAAAAGGACCACTGATCAATTCACTTTGTCCATTATCAGTCTTACCCGTAATAATGTTTTCACCTTCGAATAATTCCTTTCTAATATCAGCAGCAGAAATAACATCTTGTTCTTTCAAAAAGCTTTCTTGTGTATTCATATTTTGAACACCTATTAAATTTCCATTGTCATCAATCGTCTGGGTCAATGATGAGCCCGATTTTTCAGCATTCTTGATATTTTCCTCAATCGCCTTTTTCTTGGTTTCCTTAACTCTTTGCTCAAATGCGGACTTGGCGAAATCCTCATTCTTTACCTTTTCTTGCATTAATTGATTCAACTCTTCTTCCATATATTCAACACGACCGGTCTTGTATGCCTCTGGATCCCAAGGCATCCATAAACCTACTGGACCAACAAATACATCATGGTTTGGATCCAATTCGCGCAACATTTTACAGCGCAACTCAGCTTCTTCCATGGTTGGATATACGCCACGGATCTTTAATCCTCGAGTACATGTTTGAAAACTATGCTTTACATTAAATGCGTTTTCCAATTCTTGCTCGTTTTTATCCAAAAATGTTTTATAATCGTCCTCTAAACTAGTTTTGGTCAAGTTTTCTTGTTCCTCTTTAATAAAATCTTGAAAATCCTTCATGACATCGTCGAATGTTAATTTGTATTTATAAGAAACAAAATTCAAAAATTGATGGAATTTTTCCATAGACTTGTTGAATTCCCACTTCTTTAGGAATTCCTCAAATAAAAATATTTCTTTTTGTTTTAAAATTTTATCAGGTGATACAAAAGATACGCACACAAATTTTTGACCTGCTATTGGTTTATCCTCTTCAAGTAAATCAACGTATTTTGGATTTTGTTTTCCACTTTGATCCAATTTTGGTTCTACTCCTGCCTTCATATTTATAAATAATCTAATATAATTCGTTTAAGTATTTATTTTATAATTTATTATAATTCACGAAATTCATGAAATTCAAATAATTTAGAATAATTTAGAATAATCTAATAATTAAAAATTAAATATTAAAAATAAATAATTTTTTCTTTTGAATTAATATAATATGTTTGACGTTTACGAACTAGTAAAAAGAATAATCAAGTATTTAGTAGAAGGTTTAATGGTTGCCATTGCGGCCTACGCAATTCCAAAGCAATCACTTAAGTTAGACGAAATCGCATTACTTGCGTTGACCGCCGCAGCAACATTTAGTATATTAGATTCATACATCCCAAGTATTGGTGTTACCGCACGTTCGGGTGCCGGTTTTGGTATTGGTGCCAACTTAGTAGGTTTCCCAGGAGGTCTATAATTGTGTCGTGTCATAAAATAAATAAAATACTAGTGAATGACTAGTATTTTATATTTTTTTCATTTACGATATTCATTTACGATATTCATTTTTATTTTACACCTTTTCTCATTTAAAACGCCCATTATTTTGCGTTAAAATAACATAACATAATATAAAATAAAACAATATATATGAACTTGATAATTTTTTTAACGCATAACTTTAGCGAAGAATTTTTAAATTCTTTATTAAAAGTAAATATTTCTGTTGATAATGCTAATTATAAAATAATAGTTTTATTTGATAATAAAAATCAGTATGATATTAGCATTGATAGTAAATTAACAAATATTACAATTATTCCAATTAATATAATTAATACATCATATGATTCTAAAGGTCATTCAATGTATATTAATTATTTTAAAAATAATTATAATGAAATAAAAAAATATGAATACACCTGGATTATTGAAAATGATGTTTATTATCCAAATAGTTTTATAGATTTTATTAATATTCATAACTCATATAACAATGATTTATTAGTTCCTGAATATGGTCTAAGGTCTCCTAAATGGCATTGGTTAAAAACATTAAAAGGATTTAAAAATATTTATAAAATAGGTGTTTTAGCTGTTATTATGCGTTTTTCACAAAAATGTTTATTGAAATTAATTGATACTATAGACAATCAATATTTTGGATATTTAGAGACGGTATTACCTCACATATGTATAGAAAATAACTTATCAATACAACAATTCTTACCCGAAACTTGCGGATTATTAACAACTGATAATTGTTTACCATTGATGGAATTGATAAAAACAGATATAAAAAATAATACAAGAAAATATATTGAAAATAAAATTTATCATCCTATAAAATTATAACTATATGGGCGTTTTAAATGAGAAAAGGTCTAAAAGAATGGGAACATTATATTCCTGTTCCTGTAAAAAGAGAATTGTCTTATTTAATTGAAAAAACAAAATGGTGTATAGATAACTATGATAAAGGATTGCAAATTGCTGAAAATCCTTATCAATTTAGTAAATTATATTTAACTCGTAATGCGTGTTATAATAAATAGAACAATATAATAATGTCACATTGTAAATTAGAAAAAAACGATAATTAATTTTATTTTATTACACTAAATCGTCGCAATAAATTCCCAATCCAATTCCTCACATATTTTTTTCCATATCGTATCTTGTTCGATCAATTTTTCACGATCTTTCAACATAGGTATTTCGGGTAAATACGAATGTTCGCCCAAGAGTTCA